TCCGCCCAGAAACACCCCCCACGGCTGCGCGCCCACCGAGTTGACCGCCTTTACGCCCTTGATCGTCACGCGCCGGGAATTGAAGATCCCGAGAGCTGCACCGTTGTTGACCGCAAGCACGGTTCCATCTACGTCGATGCCGTCCGAGCCGGCAATGAATAGCCCATAGCTGGTCGCATAGTCCAGCTCGCCTGCCTTGATTTGTACGTTAACCGTCGAGGAAAGCGATATCGCAGGACCGCCGTAGCATCCTCCAATCTGCGGAGCGATAATCGTCGTATCCGAAACGCCCGAAAGCAGGGCGCCGCCGCCGCCGACGTCCCGTATCATGACGTGGTCGATCACGCTCTGGTCGATGACTCCTGCGGTGTTAATGATGCGGAGGCCCGTGCCTCGGGTTTCTGTGATGGAAATGTCTCGAATTGCAAAGTACCCATTGTTCGAGAACACGCCCGATACCGTGTTCTGAATATGGACTCCATACCCGTTGCCGGCTGTTTGGGTCGCCGCATTGCCGTAAATTTCAAAGGCCAGAAGCCGGAACGCGAAGGCATTGAAGAAGTAGATGGCCGCGTCGATATTCGCGCCATCCGCAACGGTGAGTCTCGTTGCCAGGCCGCCATTCACCTGATCCTGCCAGCCAGAGCCACTACCCTGAATCGTGATGCCGATCTTGGATATCGTCGTGGGCGCATAAATTGTGCTGTTCCCCGCCGGCAGGAGGATTGTTCCGCCGCTCGACGGCAGCACACTGACCGCCTCCTGGATTCCGCTGGTCGCCGAAGAGATCGTCCACGCGCCAGAATGCGTGTTCGCGCAGTTCACGATGAGCGTTCCGCTGGCGGCGCCTGATACCGCCGTGCCGCCGGTGATCAGAACCGCTTCCGGTGTTCCCGTGCCCCCCGAGATATACAGAAAGTGGGCAAGGTCGCTGCCGTTCACGCCAAGCGGCACGGGCGCCAGGGTGATCACATTGTTCCCAACAGCCAGTGAGCCGCCGGGAGTCTGCGGCGAAAAGTTGTAGGCTGTCGAGAAGGTTAAGTTGACGCTCGGCACGTTGGCGAGATTTACCCCGAGCGCGGACTCGATCGCCTGGACCTCGGCCACTAGCGCGTTGTGATGGTAGGCGTCAATGAAGCCCGATACCGTCGCGCTCGCGAGGTGAAGCGCCGGCGTCGTGCCGTCGAAGCCCCGCTCGATCGGGACGACGTTCCCGACCGGCGGCCCGGTCGTCTTGACGATCTCGTTGTCGATCGTCAGGAGGTTGTATGCCGAGATGATCGCCGCATTCTCGACGGTCATCGAGGTCGCGGAGGAATCGAGCGGAACCGCCAGGCGCGTCTGCTGGCGATCGACGGCGATCATCAGGTCCGCATCCGTCGCCACCCGGCCGGGGAATGCGGCCGCGGGCTTGCCGAGCGATAGGGGCGTGGCGCCGTTTAATCGCGCCGGCCCGAATCCGGTCGCGCCGAATGTCCTGATCATTGGGCTACCTGTAAGGCCGGCGCGGCCGCCGCCTGGTGCATGTGGTTCTGGGCGTTGAGCTGCACGATGGACGCCTTGTACGCCTGCGCCTGCGCCGGCAGCGTGGGATCGACTTGCGAGCGCGGGTACTCCGGAAGCAGCGCGATCGCGAAGTTGTACCTCACCGCCATCTCGTAGCCCGGCGGCATGTCTACCACCGTGGCGGGCGTGGCGAACTGCGTAAGCGGGACGTAGATCCACATCTCGAGCTGCCCGCCAAGGCGCGGGATGGGCGCGATGTAGACCGACGCCGACGGATAGGCATAATCGCAGAAGAGCCGCCGGACGTAGACGGACTGCGCCGCCTTCTCGGGCGTCGACTCCCAGCCCGCGGAATCCACGATCTCGAGCTGCGAATCGATGCCGCCCGAGGCGACGGACGCCGCCTCGATCCGAACGGGCCGCTCGGACAGGACGAACGGCCCGCCGCCGGCCACCGCAAGCAGGAGCCGCTTACGGCCCACCAGCGAGGCTCCCTCGGTGTTCCAGCTCGCGAGCATCTGGTTGAGCGAGACGAGCGCATCGTTCAGCTCGTTCGTCTCGAGCAGCTCGCCCGCGGCGATCGCGCCGATCAGGCGAAAGCTCGAGTGGATCAATTCGCTAACCGTTGGCATGGCGGTCCTTTGAGGTGCGGGCGTGCGAGCCGCCCGCACGTCCGCTCTTTGCCTTCGTTTTGGCGGCCGTCTTCTTCGTCGCCGGGCGTTTCTTCGGCTCGGGCTCGAACGCATCCGGCGCGGGAGCCGGCGCGGGTTCGGGCCGCGGCCAGAAGGGCTCCTGGAAGTCCTTCTCGACGGGGTCCTCTTGCGGCACGGGCGGCGGAACGGGTTCGGCCGGCGGAACCTCACCCGCCGGCCAGACGGTGCGCGCCCAGTCGGGGCCGAGCGCGGCCTCTTCGTCCCGCGACTGAATGACCACCGGCGCCTGGGACCGGTGAAACATCATCCGCGGGTAGTCTTGCGAGGGCCTCATACGCCTGCTTGCGTAATGGCGAAGGTTTGGCCGTTGACGTAGATGTTCGCCGAACGTGCCACACCGGTACCGTTGGGGGCCACGGTGTACGTCACCTGGCCGTCGGTCGATTGCGGCGTGGTCGGTGAGTCGACCGTGAGCCAGTCGGCGACGGCGTCTTTGTCGGCCGTCCAGGTCCCGCTCGTGCCGGGTCCGGTGATCGTGACGTCGAAGCTGCCCGACCCGCCCGCAACCGGCACGTCGGCGTTCGCCGGCACGAGCATGACCGGCGGCACGTCTGGCAGAGGCCCGCCGGGTTCGTCGGGCTCGAGGAGATTGATCGGCCTCCAGGAACTGCCGATGCTGGCTTCGGTTGCTGCATCGCGAACCAGCATCGGGGGCAGGTTCACGTTGTACATCAGTTTCGGGTAGCCCCCGGCTTCGATCTCGGTCGGGTTCGACGTCAGCCACACGGCGACGTCGAGGTCAGCTTGGCTTTTCATGGGTTCTCCTTCTTCTCCTCGTCCTCTTTTCGGACTTAGCTCGCGACTCGGACGGCCCACTCCGGACGCTGCGCCGCAAAGCCGTACAACACGTCGCACCTCGTAATGAACTTGTCGGTCTTGATGTCGTACTGCGAGACGCAGCGGATTGAGACGCCCGTGTCGGGGTCCTGCTGGTTGGCCGCATAGTGCTCGCCGAGCGGCACGGGGAGCGGCGCCATTCCGATCACGAACGCTGCCTTGTGGAAGCCGATCCCCTGCGGGGAGAGGCTGTTCGCCGTGCCGCTGGTGATCGTCAGTGGTGCCCCGGCCGCGGGCGAGTTGCTCACGGTCTTGCCCGCGCCCGTAACCACGATCGAGGGCGAGATCGGGATCGACGCCGTCCCGTCGGCGAGGGACGAGACGTTCGCGGTGACCACGAACTTCTGGAGTTCGGCGAGAGTATCGCCCGACACCCGGTTGACGGCGAAGACCGTCGGCAAAGTGAACGTGTCGCCCACCTTCAGCCTGGCCGCCGCGGCCGCGGTGAAGCCGGTAACGGCGAGCGTTGCGCCGGTCTGGTTGGCCGCTCCGACTGCCGGGGCGCCGCCGAGCGGCCCCACCGTGTGGGTCCGGACATTCTGATCCATGATCCAGTCGAAGCCGCCCATCGTGCCCATGCGGCCGCGCTCGTACTGGTTTTTGATCTGGGTGCTGGACTGGAACAGCCCCTGCGCGGCCTTCAGGACGCCCTCCTGCTGGCGCGGGCTGATGACCATATAGCGGTCGCCGTCCATCGGAGCGCTGTTTTCGTCCAATGTAGCGCCCGCGGCCCAGAACGGGTCGAGCGTGGTGATCGGAGTTCCGGGCGCGCCGACCGTGTTTGCCGTGGCCTGATACGCCATCGTGAGCCCGTCCACGTCGACCTTGTTGGCGAGAGCCACGCCGGCGGATTTGAGATACCTCTCGCTGAAGGCGTCCACCGACAGCGCCAGTTCGGGGCTGGAGAACTGGAACGCCACCACGGCCTGGGTGCTCAAGGTCAGGGTTTTCTGCGTCTCGATCACGTCCTGGAT